CCCATTGGCATTCCATGGTTCGTCTAAGGACAAACTATCGGCGGTCATGACAATCTAGTTGCTGAAACGGGGTAGCACCCGCCACTCGGCTAAATCACACAACGGTCGCTTCTACCGAAAAGTAAGCAGACTACGTCCAGTGATGACTCCTAATCTTCACAACCCCTAGGATTGGATGCATGCGAGTGGTTCTCTGACGGGCTGGACCCTACCACTTCTCATCCGCCTCCCTCCCTTCCTGCTTTGGCTAATTTTTGAGCTCCATTTAACGGGCTTCACTAATGTATCATAGATTCAACGGGCACACGTGCCTACATGAGATTCTAACATAAGTGAAGACTCACTCGGGGTTCAGTCTCCCTTCGACAAGCCTTAGCAGCAAGCCTTGCAAGTACATAGGTGATCAATAGTCGGGTGCGAACCCTATGAAAACCATCACTTACTGTGCACACGACCCCATTCTGACCGTTCAAGATCAGTAGCAGAGGGAAGTAGCTGGGGAGGAGCGAGGCCACAGTGGCCCGCACCTAGGTTTGTTCCGCTGGTTCGGAACCATCAGCCCCCGTGGCGTTGCAACCATCCATCACCATGGCTGCCAACGTCCGGTTACCTCATTGCCATTGAATGAGAGCCTTCTTACAACCCGCGAGTCTAGCACGATGTAGTGTATACTCGCAAAGGGTCGGGCCGCTCTCAATGGTATCTCCGAATATTTCGCTGTACGCCGGCAACCTCTCAACCGAGCGGAAAAAAGGCAGGCACTTGACCCTCGAAGGGCGTGCAGCGAAATACAAATTCCTCTCGACTTCCATCGCAGGAAGCCTCGTCAATCGAGAGCCAAAACCCTTGTGGTTATGCTCGACAAACGAAACACGGTCCCAAAGCAGGCCAGGTCGCGAAAGTGCGGCCAGGTAACTGACTATTGAACCGTGTCGATTGTATTTTTGACGAAGCTTCCATTTCCAGGAAGTCATTTCACGGATGGACACTTGCATAGCATCCTCCGAAATTCCAGCCTCTGGTAGGTATTCAACTTCATCCGATGATAGGACAAAGTTGTGGAAAGTCGGAGCAGATGGCAAGCTGCCCATTTTAAATTCTTCACGAAGGGGAACCCTCTGAAGTCGCATCATATTGGCAACTCGCCAAGCAAGTGCTCCCCGAAAACCGATCTCACGAAGAGTTCGGCCAGCGGAAAGTACATGCTTGCGATGCCAAAGAAAAAATTGCCATGCGCATTCATAGGCCAAGGGTCCGAGACCCTTAGTGAAGTTTCTAAAGTTGGCAGAGAGAGAATTGACGAAATCGGCCGTGCGTAGCATACCCATTCGAACAGTCGGAACCACACGAAGGTGGGATCCCGTCCAACGAACGAGTGTACTATTTAACGTACCGAAATCGTCAGCGAAGCTGGTCTTCGAAAGTTCGACCTCAAGTCCAACCTGATGAACGGTGTCAACCCACGACCGGAAAAACCGTGGGTCTTCAACTTGAAAGAGAATGTCGTCGCCGTTAATCAATACAGGCACATCCCGTGGTAAGAATCGCGAATACCCATCAGGGCAAAAGCTTTTCAAAGACCATCGGAATGCGATGTAGTTCTGGACACACAGAAGAGGGAAGCTCAAAAGGCTCCCCATCTGTTGACCAGAAACGACACGACCAAGAATCTCCTTGTTCAATAAAAACCCTGTGCTGTCGTACTCAGCCATAACCAGTTCTGGAGTAAGCAACTCCATAGCTGTTATGCGAACCGATTCAGGTACTCTGGTTGCATTCTTCAATGCTACACCAAGAATAGCCTGCGCCACACACAGGGGCAGATTGTCCGTTGCGGAACGAT